CGCCAAGTTCTTGCATAAATTCGTTGTCCATTTTGCAAACCCATGCGCCTTCAGATTCATTCCATGTAAACACCAAACCAACTTCGTAGGTATCAACTCCAACAAATAGTTTGACCTGTTTCATGTGTTTTTTTCCTGCAATACCTTGCTTACATACTTCACCACCGCCATTTCGTGCGGAGTGAAGCCTGATGTTTCTTCCTCTGTCAGCCCCACCCAAGGGCGTGTGTAGTCTTGGATGTCATCGTCATCTTCCAGCTTGTCCCGCGCTGCTGCGCGTTTTGATTTGTAGCCTGTCATGTGTTGCTCCTTGCTCTGATTAAATCAGCCGATTGGTATGGCTCTGCAATTTCTGCAATCTTGGCGCACGCTTCACGCTCATGCGCTGCTACCAATGCGGCGAACTTTTCAAGATGACTTATATGAACGTCCATATCTGTTTTATAAAGATTAGAAAACCACATATCGCCATCTTGTTCCATCCCCGCTTGCTTTGCTAGTTCAATGATGTTCATTTGACCAACACCGCTGCAACTAGCATAGACACACCGACCATAATGATTACCCAAGCAATCAACCCTTTGACCTGCTGCACAAACTGCGCATAATCGCTAGCATCAGGGTCGTCAAACTCCCAGTCGCGTGTCCTGCGCTCGATGTACGCTTTATCCATTTCGTTCATGGGGGATCCTTAATCTTAGGGTATACCCTATAATTTTGTTGGTGTCGTTTTTAATGGCGGTCTGGCTCAGCCGGTAGGGCGTGTTATGCCGCAGCATGTAGTTGCGCACGGTCATAAGGTCGCCAAAGGTGGCGGACGTTTGGTAGGTGCCGTCGGTTGTTAAGATAGAGAGCAGCTTGGGTATGTCAAAGCTAGTTCTTACTTTTGTTGGTAGTGGTTGCATTTAAGTACTCGCTTAGGCGCGCAATGCGCAAATCGTGGTAGGCCACAATGCTGCCAGCGTAGTCCCGTGCAGACTCAGCCTCTAGTTTGGCGCACTTGGCTTCGTTTAACTCGGACACCACCAACTCTTGGTAAGTGATGCTGCCCGACATACGGGTAAACAATTCTTTTATAGACATGGTACTAGCACCTTTAAAGCACCCCGCACTGCGCGGGGTGTTAGTTGTATTATAGCAAGCTGCTACGTCTTACACACTAGGGGGCGGGTTAAGTTGGTCGTAGACTTCCAAGTACTTTTCCAAAAAGTGGGCAGCCTTTTCCAAGTCTTGCTTGCCGTTTTTCTTACGGGCACGCATAACGTATTTGGTAATTTGGCCCTCAAAGTAGTTAAGCTTGTGTTCAACAACCATGTCCCAGTGTTGTACATTGGCCGCGTAGTGCTGGCCTGCTACTTGTTTGTCATTCGCCGCCATGGGGCCTCCGCTCAGTCCATTCGATAAAGGCTAATTTCCAATCACAGTTGGCTACGTCGTCAAGCATTAAGCGCCACGTTCGGCTACCGGCTTTGCGGCTGTCGTAGGCGCGTTTTAAGGGCGCTACCACGTTGGTAAAGAACTGCGTAGCGTACACGTAGCCTGCGGCCCCTTTGCAAAGCATGTGGCAATCTATAAGGAAGTCGCCAACGGTTTCGCTTTTGGCAAGCATGGGGTAAACGGCGGCGGGGTAGGTGTCTTCATAAAAGGGTGGGGCTACCAAAAACCGCGCTGCCATGGGTACGTCGGTATAGGCGTGGAAGTTGTTGCTCATTTGCCGGTAAACGCCAACGGGCACCTCGGCCCCCCACGCTACAAGCTCTTGCATCATACTAAAGTGTACGGCGTTGGCCCCGTAAGCGCCCCATAAAATGTCGTTACTGCGGCAGCACACGGTCATGTTAAGTGCGCCACCACGGCAGTCAAAGTACACGTGGGTGTTGCAGGGGCGGTCTTTAACAATAGCGCCTAGGTCGGCTTGGGCGCTCCACATTTGTAGCACGCATTGACGGCTGCTAGGGTTGCGGCGTAGTTCGTTGGCAATTTCTAGTAGTTGGTCAACGTCAAACATTTTGCGCCAGCGGTAGCCATAAGCCCCATGTATTGTGCCGTTGGGCTCGGCGTACAAGGCCATGCGGGCGTTGTAGGGCAGTAGAAACCCTACGTCGTCACGTCCGGCAAGCATCCAAATGGACTCGAGCAGATGGAACACGGGGTTAGCGTCGCGGTCAATGTTAAACAACACGCGCTCGGTGGGGTGGGTGTATTCGGTAACTACGGGGTCGGGGGCTACGCGCACGGGGCCGTTGCGGCTGGGTTCGTCAATGCCGGCAACCTTAAGCCACTGGAAGCCCTCGCCCAGTGCTTCGTTAACGTTTCTAACTTTTATTAAACGGGTCATAGTTGTTCCTTGCTTTGCCGCCCTCGCTAACGCGGCAATACTTACTAAATTCGCACAAACAGTTCTGAAAGTCCTGCATGTGTAGCTCGCCCACGTAGGGGGCAACTAACGGCAACGTTTGCTGATAGCACTGCGCTATTGCCGCATTAAAATTGGCCGGAGTTATAGACCGCCCAAAATAAGCCGTTAGGCCCTTTAAGCTGCCGGGGCCTTGGGCGCACCACGTGGCCCAGTCTGACGCGGTTTTAAGCCCGTGCTGGGGGGTGTTTTTTAAGTCCGCTACCACTTGGGCGGCTAAAAAACTACCAAGCCCGTCAACTTGCATCAACTGGGCGTGGGCGCTGGCAAGGCTGTCCCAAACAAACAGGGGTTGCTTTACGGCGCGCACAACGTGGTCAATAACGTAGTCAACTTTGTCCATGCTTTTACCGCAGGTGGATATGGTGTACGCGTTGCCCCAAATTGTACGGTCCTGCCCCCGCAAAAGCTTGAGCGTGGCTTTTACAGCGTCAAGGTCTTGCGCTAGTACGTGCGGTTTAAGCGCCTCCAAACTGCTGATACGATTAACCATACGGGCCAGCACAACAACCCACACAGGAACAGTACCCCCGCTATACACACCACTGTTACGAATATAAACAGTGACTTTATCATGCTCACGATGTACATTGCAATACCTCACGTTGGTCATGTGGGGGTCGTAACCCCAAGGGGCTGGCATACCGGCGGCACGGCGTTGGCGCATGGCTTCGCGCTCGTTGATCCAGTAGGCTAGGTCTACGTTGCGGGGGTAGGTGGTCATTTAATAGCCTTTAAAGCTTTTTTCCACTGCACTACAACGTCGGTACGGGTGCCGCCGCCCCAAGCGCCTTTGGTCTCTTTGGTGACTACCTTTACCAACCCCGGATGCAACTCCGCCAGCAAGTGCGCATTGTGTGCGTGCAACGCTGGCGTGCGGAAGTGACTGCACCCGCCTTTGGCCCCGCTGCCGCTGGCTTGGTTGTGTGCGTAGGTGTTAAGCACCATGTTGTGATATCCCCGCTTGAGCAAACCAAGCGCCACGTGGAAGTCCTCCATCACTTCCATGTCATCAAAGCGGACGCCGTGCTTGCGCAACACGGGCGCATAGTAGCCTAGCACGCGCATTATGCGGGTGTCGGGCACGTATTGGGTGGGGTTGCGGTTAGCGCCTTCGCGGGGGGCAAAGCCTACGTGCGGGCAGGTGGGCGTAAGGCAAAAGTCAATGTCCGCAAACGCGTTAGCCAGCTCCAAGGGGGTGATGTCGCGTAGCTTGGTGGGGTCGTCAGTGCGGCGGTGGTAAAAGTGTAGGTCGTCGTCTACCATAACAAACTTGTCCTGCTTTAGCAGGTTGTCAAGTATGTATTGACGGGTAGGGGCAATGGTCTGTATGTGTGGGGGCAGCACCACGTGTGGGTACGCCCCGTAAAGGTCACGCTCGCGGTGTTGCACCACAAGCGTGACCGCCACTCCAGCCCCTTTTAAGGCGGCGTAAGTAGTTTGACTACTTGCCCGCCCATACGTGGGGATGAATACTTGCATGGCTGGGGTTACTCAATTGTTTCTTCTTGCGTAGCCAGCTCAAGCTCGCCTTCCTCCTCAACGGCGGCTTCAGCAGCGGGCTTTTTGCCGCGCTTGGCTTTGGGCTCGGCTTTGGGTTTGGCAACACGTTCATTTTTAACAACCAAAGTAGGCGTGTAGCCTTCAATGGTAATGAAGCCATGGGCGGCGTCGTAGACTAGGTCTGCCGTGGTGATGCCAATTTCAAGCAGGTAGCCTAGTTCGGCGTTTTCGTACATGGCAAAGCGGTTGTACGCTGCCGTGTTGACGCGCTTGGGGTTGTGCTGCACCACCACGTTGACCATAGCCGTAAGCGGCACGCCCTTGGGGCCGCGCTTGGCGGCGCTAATGACGTCGGCGCTAGTGGTGGCGGCTTTTTGAATTGCCGCCTTTGCCACTTTGGTGGCTTTGACCTTGGGCGCTTTGGCTACGGATGCCTTAGCTGCGGGTTTTGACTTTTTGGTAGCCATTTCATACTCCAGTACAAATGCCGGTGGGGAGCGCCCCGTCCAGCCAGATTGATTAACCTTACGCTCAAGGTAGTACGTTCTGTATGCCTGCACGGTGTCGTGCGGGCATTGGAACTCGGGGGGCATGGCCTGCGTGGGCGGCGTAAACGGCACTGCGGGCAGGCGGTCAACAACGGGGCGCAGGTCAGCAATAATTTGTTGGCAAGCGTGGGTCTTGCCGTAGCGGTAGGTGTATTCGGTACACAGGGCTAGGCCGTGCAGCACTAGCCATGCAAAGTTGTCTTGCGCGGCAGCCGCCCACAGTACCGACGGGTGCCGTGCGTGCGTGGCTTTGTATGGTGCGGGCACGCCTACACTATGCGCCACAGTGCATAAAATTTGGGCCGTTTCTAAACACATTTTGACAACGTGTTTGTCGTGCTGGTAGTGGGCTGCGGTAACTGGGTTGCTGTGTAAGTAAAAGATATTCATTTGGCTGCTACTAGGACGGTTTGTTGTTAGCACAATAATACCACGCTATACAATCTAATGTTGGCGCATTTCTTGCAGTAGGGACATAAAATCTATCATCTCGCCTTCGCGCTCGTTAAGCTTTTCAACCACGCGTTCGTCAACGGTGGTTTTGGCAAGTATGCGGTGTATCACCACGCTGCTGTGGGCGCTGCCTTGGCGGCGTATGCGGTCAATAACTTGTAGGTAGTCAATCAACTTCCAGGTAACGCCAAACATCGCCATGTGGCCGCACACGTCTTGCAGGCCGTCAATGCCCAAGCTTATGCTGGCGGTGCTGCCAATTACCACGGGGTAAGCGCCACGCCTAAAGCGTTCAATGGTTTCGTCGTCTTTGCGGGTGTTGCCGGTGGATATGCTGGGTACGTTAAGCGCGGCCATCATAAGGTCACGGTCTTCTTGGAACTCATAGGTAACAATAAGGGGCTCGCCTTGGAGTTCCTCAATCAAGTCTTTAAGGGCGTCAAGTTTTTCGGTGTGTAAGCGGGTGGGTATTTTGTTGGTGTCGTACACAAAGCCGTTGGCTATTTGTCTGCATTTGCTGCTTGCCACGGCGGCGTTGGCGGCCACAATGGTGCGGTCCTCCAAGGCGATAAGCAACTCGCGTTCGGCGGTTTTGTACAAACGCATTGCTGCTGGGGGTAGGTGAATGTAGCGGTCATCGAAAATGAGCTTTGGTAAGTCCGCAATTTGGCTGCGGTCAACCCTCAACACGTAAGGGGCTATTTTGTCCCCCACGCGTTGCAAAGCATTTTCATTAGGGATGTAGCTGTACTTGTCCCACGGGTTTTGGTGGAAGTGCGCCGCTCTATACGCCGTAATGTATTGGCCCAGCGCAGCGCCCTCGTCAAGGATGTAGATTTGCCCAAATATGTCTTCAAGGCCGTTGGGGTTTAACGTACCTGTAAGAATATACCTACGCCTGAATATGCCAAGCACTTTGCGCAACAACTTGAAGCGGTTGGTGCTGGTGTCTTTAAACTTGGTGCTCTCGTCCACCGTTAGCATTTGGAACTTGCGTTGCAGGTACGCTTTGCGGGCGGGGTCGGGTTGGTGTTGGGCGTTGGCCCCAAATAGCCATGGTAGGCCCTCGGGGTTTATGACGTAGATGTCGTAGTCGTCGCTTTGTAGCAGGGCCTCTTTGTCTTTGCCGTGTAGCACGCATACGCGTAAATGGTTAAATTCGTTCCACGTGTCTTTCTGCTTAGGCCACACGTTGTAGGCGGGTTTAAGCGGGCAGATTACCAACATCTTTTGCACCATGTTGGCGTTCTTTAACAAGGTAAAGACGCCGTAAATTATGGTGGTTTTACCTAGACCGGGGTCTAACAAAAAGCCCGCCACTGCTTGCGTCAGGCCAAGGGTTATGCCGTTTTCCTGGAAAGAACGCGGAATGTAAGGCTTTGATTGCGGTTTGAACATCACTATGCACCTCTGCTTTAAAGCCCTGCGCTTGCAACTGTAATATGCGCTGCACTTGCAGGGGCCGAGCTTGCTTGCCCGGAGCTTTGAATTCAATAAATAGGACTTTACTTTTATACAGAAAAATACGGTCGGGCCAGCCCGTGCTGCCTGTTGGCGTAAACTTTATGGGCAATATGCCCTGCGCCACGGCCCAAAGGCACACGGCGCGTTCTACGTCTTTTTCCATCACAGCGGGAGGCTACCCACCAAAACGACACGGCCCGCCACGGGCTTTGCTAAAGTCGCACCAGTTGCAGCCCACGCTAGGCTTGGGGGCACAAAATTGATCGCGCTGCATGGTGGCAATGCGGTCGTTCCAAAGGGTTTTTAGTTTGTCGGCCCCGCTGGCACCAATAGTCAATTTTTGGGGTACTTCGGTGTCTTCTAAATAAAAGGTGGTTACCTCGGCTTTGGTGGCGCGCCAGTTAATAAAGCTGCTCAGGGCGTAGAGTTTGCGTTGGTCGCTGTGGGTGTCTTTGGGTTTGCCGCTTTTCCATTCGTAGACTTTAACAGTGCCGTCGTTACAAAAACGCACGGCGTCTAAAATAGCCACGCACGCCGTACTAGCGGACTGCGGCGGCGCAACGGCCCAGTCAACGTCAAAGCCAAGCTTTTTCTCGCAATAGCGGTCGCCGTTTTCGTGGTTGCGTAGTTCGTCAAACACGGGGATGTACTTTGGTTTGACCGCCCCGTGCAAGCCGCTAAGGTCGCCGTTGAGGATGTACTTTTCCACGCTGTCGTGTATCTGCAAGCCACGGGCGGCGGCTGGTCCGGGGGGTTGGCGTGGTAGTTTTAAAACGCTGCCAAACTTCCATTTGGCGGGGCATTGGTTGTAGGTTTCCCACTGGCTAAAACTCCATCTAAAAGGTTGGTTTGCTTGGGCAAGGGGGGAATTTGTGGGCGTCATTGGGGTTGGTTCC